ACGATTTTAGAACTGGAGATAAAATACGTTCTTTAATAGCAAATATGCAAACTAATACACAAACTAATACACAACAAGAATCAAGCGCACCTCCAGCAAATGATTACGATAGTACAGGACCACAATAATGGCAGTAAGTAGAAGGACAAATCAAAACGTACTTGCAAATGAAATTGCTACCCACGGAAACGGTCCGTTTGAAGCAATTGTAGTTAGTACACTTGATCCTAATTATCAAGGCGGATTATTAGTTGATATTCTAAGAAGAAGCGATGCCGGTAGTATACCAGAAAAAATAGGTAATAGTATTGAAGCAAGATATCTATCACCGTTTTACGGAACTACAGGATTTCAGCATACACAGGGTAATGACGGATATAGTTCAACACAAAAAAGTTATGGTTTTTGGGCAGTGCCACCGGACCCGGGAACACGAGTATTAGTTTTATTTGTAAACGGTGATATTTCTCGTTGTTATTGGATTGGCTGTATACAAGATGCATATATGAATTTTATGGTTCCTGATGGCCGTGCAAGTACTGAAATAACAACAGATGCAACTCCAAGTAATTTAAAAGGATCTAAATTACCCGTAGGTGAATACAATAAAAAAATTGAAACCGGAACTCGTGCAGATCCTACTAAATTCAAAAAACCTTACAATAAAGATTTTACTCAAGTTTTAGAAATACAAGGACTTATTCAAGACGAAGCAAGAGGATTAACAACTACTAGTGCTAGAAGAGATTTACCTAGTAGTGTATATGGATGGAGTACGCCAGGACCGATTGATAAACGTAACGGCGCACCAAAAGGGCAATCAGGCCAACTAGATGCAAGATCAAATAGATTTGTAAACCGCTTAGGTGGTGCATCGATAGTTATGGACGATGGCGACGATAAACTTTTAAGAAAAACAACAGCTGAACAAGGTCCACCTTCGTATGTAAATGTAGAAGGCGGCGAAACAGGCGGCGATCCTACACTTCCTCAAAATGAACTAACAAGACTTAGAACACGTAGCGGTCATCAAATACTAATGCACAATACAGAAGATTTCATTTACATTGGTAATTCACGAGGAACAGCGTGGATAGAATTATCAAGCGATGGTAAAATTGATGTATATGCTAATGATAGTGTAAGCATTCACAGCGACAATGATCTAAACTTTACAGCCGATCGCGATGTAAATATCGAAGGCGGAAGAAATGTTAATATACGAGCTAGTGCAAGATTTTCAGATGGTCTATCTACAGGCGGAACAAGCGGCAATGTACAAATAGAAAGCAAGAACGATATGAATCTTCGTGCTGACGAAAACATGAAAATTCACGTTGAATCTAATAGAGATGATTATACTAAAGGAACACACAACTCTCATGTAATAGGAGAAATTAACACTACTACTGATGCATCGTTTAAACTACATGCTACAGGAGGCACAGTAGATTTAAAAGCAAGCGGAGGCATTAATGCAGAAGCAACAAGCGGAAATATTAATGCAAAAGCAAGCGCAAAAGTTAGCTTAGGAGCTGGCACAAACATAGACTTACAAGCCGACACACAATTAGCAGGAGATGCTACTACAATATATTGGAATAGTGGTCAGTCAGCCGCAGCAGGTAGTGCAAATGATCCTGCAGACGCAACAGAAGTAGCACTACTTAAAACTCATGGATTGCCGGTTACTAATCCTGGAGTGTTTACGCCAGATGATGTAAACACTATAGTAAGAAGAATGCCAAGTCATGAACCTTGGAGCCAACATGAAAATTTAGATCCGTTAAAATTCAAGAAAGCGGAAACTGATCAACAAAATACTTCACCGTTTATTGATACTATCAATATTAGAACTCCTGACACTTTCCAAAAGAGTGGGGCAGGAGGAACTCGAGAAGCAGGCGGATTTGGTGCAGCACCAAGTGTAAACGGAACAGCGCCGGTTACAGTAACACCTGATTATAGTAGTGTTGGACCAGGCGGAGATTTATTGAATATAATTGCACAAGCTGAATCTGGAGCAAATTATGATACTGTGTTTAGTAATAGCAGGATTACTACAAAAGAATATTTAGGAAAAGACTTATCTGCATGTACTATTACAGAAGTTCTACAATGGGGAGATCATAGCACAGATGTACTAGGTAGCGCAAGTAGTGCAGCAGGTAAGTATCAAATCATTAGAAGTACATTACGTAGTCTAGTAGCAGAAGGTGCTGCAAGTGTAGATGAAGTGTATAATGCGGAAGTACAAGATAGATTAGCTAATGCTCTATTAAGACGCAGAAGAATTGCCCAATATATTGCTGGTTCGATTACGGAAGCTAGATTTGCAATTAATATAGCACAAGAATGGGCATCGATGCCAGTGTGTAGTAGAACACAGGGCAAGTTCCGTATGGTCAATGCAGAAGAAAGTTACTATGCAGGCGACGGACTAAACAAGTCTCTTGTTGCAACAAATACAGTTATTGCTGCTATCAGAGCATTACGTCCAGCACCTAACGATCAAGCCGGCGCACCGCCAACAAGAAATTCAGGTCCGCAGTAAGGAAAAATTATGAGTACATTAGAGAAAAATTTATATAAGCGTGTAAATGTAAAAACAGCACAGTCGGAAGAAACACCGGCAAGTAATGCTGCATATAGAAGTATATCTACAGTTAACCCAGAAAATGATGGATTTAGATTATATGATCTTGCAGTTATAAAACAGGATATTATTAATCACTTTCATATACGGCAAGGTGAAAAATTAGAAAATCCTGAATTTGGCACAATTATATGGGACGTAATTTTTGATCCACTAACTGATTCCTTAAAAGCTGCTATTACAAAAAATATAGAAGATATTATTAACTATGATCCTAGAGTTAACGTAGATCAAGTTATTGTATCAGAGTACGAAAGTGGAATACAAATTGAATGTGTATTGATTTATTTGAACTACAGTATTGCAGAAACTATGCGATTACAGTTTGATCAATCTAACGGGTTATTGAGCTAAGAAATAAAATACGTAGTTTACAAATCAAATAAATACAGTATAACAGAGGAACGCAAATGTCAGCAACAGATAGACAGAATAGATTACTAGTTGCGGAAGATTGGAAACGTGTATACCAAACTTTCCGTAATGCAGATTTCCAAAGCTACGACTTTGACAATCTACGCAGAACAATGATTAATTATCTCAGGAGAAATTATCCTGAAGACTTTAACGACTACATTGAAAGTTCAGAATATCTTGCATTAATTGACCTCATTGCGTTCTTAGGTCAAAATCTTGCATTCCGTATTGATCTAAATGCACGTGAAAACTATCTTGAATTAGCAGAGCGTAGAGAAAGCATCTTACGTCTTGCACGTTTGTTATCGTATAATCCAAAACGTAATCAAGCAGCCAACGGGTTGTTAAAGTTTTCTGCTATTAAAACAACAGAAGATGTATTAGATAGTAATGGAGTTAACCTTGCTGGGCAAACTATTGAATGGAATGACAGCACAAACGCAAACTGGTATGAACAATTTATTAAAATAATGAATACGTCTTTACCAGTAAACGGAGTATTTGGAAGACCTAATAAAAAAGAAGATGTAAACGGAATTTCTACAGAGCAATATAGAGTAAACGGTATAAACACTAATGTTCCGGTATATAGTTTTAATAAAGCTATTGAAGCAAAGTCTACTCCGTTTCAAGTTGTAAGTACTGATATTAATGATGGCGATATACAAGAAGAACCACCAATTCCGGGTAACAACTTTGCATTCCTATATAGAGATGACGGCCAAGGTGCTGGTAGTTCAAATAGTGGATTTTTTGCACACTTTAGACAAGGTGTTTTAAACACTGGTGATTTTAGTATATCACAACCAACTTCAAATCAAACAATTGCAATTGACTCAACAAACATAAACAATAGCGATGTTTGGTTATACAAACTAGACGCTAATGGAAATGAAAACGAATTTTGGACCAAGCTAGATGCTGTTGAAGGTAACAACATTATCTATAATAGTTTAAGTAAAAAAATACGTAATGTCTATAGTGTAACAACTAGAGTAGATGATAGAATAAATTTAATTTTTAGCGATGGTGTATTTGGCAATTTACCTAAAGGTAATTTTAAGATTTATTACAGAACTAGTGGTAATAGAAAAATGATTATTTCACCACAGTCTGTTAATGGTGTTGAAATTGATATTAGTTATCTAAGTAAAGCCGGCAAAGTGCATACATTAACTCTTACACTTGGATTAGAATATACTGTAAGCAACAGTGAAACTAGTGAAACTAATGAAAGTATAAAAAGAAGTGCTCCGTCGACATACTATACTCAAAATAGAATGATCACAGGCGAGGACTATAACATAGGTCCACTTGGAATAAGCCAAGATATTGTAAAAGTTAAAAGTGTTAACCGTACATCAAGCGGGATATCAAGATATTTTGATTTAATTGATGCTACTGGAAAATACTCTAACACTAACTTATACGGAAATGACGGTATAGTTTATAAACAAGAAATTACAGGCAAGACAAATTTTACATTTGATACCCAAACAGATATTGAAGGCGTAATTATTAATTCTATTGAGCCAATATTAACTGATAAAAAAGTAAAACATTTTTACTTAGACAAATTATCAACAGTTAATACTATTGATCTAGGAGTATACTGGAATAGTGTGAGTCGTGATGTTAATACATTTACAGGATTTTTTGATGACATTGATAATCAAACATTTCAAGTTGGCGGATTCACAGCAACTTCATTGCGTTATGTTGAACCGGGCGCTGTAATTAAATTTATAGCACCGCCACTACAAGACGGCACCCCGCAACACTTTATGGCAGACGGAACAATTATGTCTGGTTTAGCAGATCACCCAGGATCAAGAGAATACATTTGGACCAAAGTAATACAAGTACAATCAGATGGCATTACATCTACAGATACTAATCTTGGTGCGATTACACTAAGTGATGATATACCAACAGGAGCACAGTTGTCGCAAGTGCGTCCAAAGTTAGCAACTAGTTTATTAGATGACGTAAAGACTGAAATTATAGATCAAACATTTGCTTATAATGATTTTGGATTACGTTATGATCGCAATCTTAGACAGTGGCGACTAATAAAAGAAACTAATATTAATAAAAGAAATAACTTTTCTTCAGGATTTACAGGTGATTTAAGTAATCAAAATCTTGACTCAAGTTGGATAATTCTTTTTGAAACTGATGGTGAAATTTATACAGTAACTTATAGAATGTTAAGATATGTATTTGAAAGCGATAAAGAAATAAGATTTTGGTATGACGATAATGATAAAATATTTGATGCAAAGACTGGTAAACTTATTAAAGATAAAATTAGTGTATTAAGTATTAATACTAGACCAGGCAGCATTAATAATTTTTCAAGAACATTTGATTGGGAAACTTTACAAGAATATAGAGATGCTGAAGGATACATTGATAGTACTAAAATAGAAGTAACTTTTGCTAACTCTGACAATGATGACACAATTGATGATCCAGAATTATTTGAGCAGTACTGTATTGATCCAGATATAAATGCAGATACGCCATATGTATTTTTAGAAAAATATAGAACACAAGCAGGCACTGAAGATTTTAGATACATTTCTAAAACTGATCTTAATGTACACGTAGTTGACGTTAGTCCTACAAAATACGATGGACCTGTAGGTGCTTATAGTCAGTACGATGACGGTCAGTTATTTTACTTCCATGAAACAAATACATTTAAAACATTAGTATCAAGTGTTCCTGAATTAAGACTTACTGCTAATTACAGAGCATTTGTTGGTAGAGATGAAATTAAATTCCAGTATGTGCATGTAGCAGATACTAATGCAAGAATTGATCCAAGTGCAAGTAACTTAATTGATAGTTTCTTATTAACTAAAGAGTATGATAGACAATTTAGATTGTATCTAGATGGTCAACTAAACTCTAAACCATTGCCTCCTAGTTCCGACGAATTGTATAGAAGCTACGGTGCAGAACTAAACAAAATTAAATCTATTAG